ATTCACCGAGAAGAACATGGGATTTGTGCAGGTGAAATGCCATCACTGCAACGGAACCGGCAGACTGGAGGCGACCGATGTTGAATTTACAGCAGAGAGTGCAGAGCCTGAGAAGGCTGGCCGAGGCCCGTATACCCGCAAATCCCGCAGACCCCGAAAACCTACGCAAAGCAGACAAGATTGAAAGAGATATGCGGTCGTACTTTAAGGCGCTCGGTATAGCGTTCCCGTACGATGCCATCGAGGCTCTTTACTACAAGTATGCTGAGGTGGAGGAGGAATGATAGCAACAACGACCGGCATGTTGGTGTATAGCCGTGAGGTGCTGATCAAGATTCTCAGGGAGAAGGTGATATCGGACGGCAAGGTGATAGGTGATGTTGGCAGTCTCGGGTTGTCGTTCGCCATGCCATGCGGACACACCTTTCATGCCAGGAGCTCGGCGGACATACCGTTCAAGTCAGTCATGTGTCCATGTGGTCAGCACTGGATGATTTACTACCAGGAAGAATATGAAAAGGTGCACGTAAATTGAGCCTTGGACGCGACATAGACGACGTTCTTGACCCGCTGTTGGCGGCATTCGAGCGTCCACTAACAGCAGAATTGGTTGCGGAGCTCGCAGAGATTCATGCTTCTGCAACAGTCCAGATGCTGCAATATGAGGCAGAAAAGAGCTTCGTCGTCTACCATTCAACATGGGCTAAGAACGTAGCTGGCATCAAGGCAACAGGGCTCGCGCCTGCACCTCACTTAACGTCTCCTAAATGGTACATGGTGACTGATAGCTGGCTCGGCGCCAGTAGATATGCAATGAGTGAAGATGCAGTGGTTATCAGGTATGCCATCCCGAAGGACCAGGTGAATAAATATCTGTGGACAAAGGCAAAAGGACCAACGGAATACTACGGTAATCAATACGCGATTCGCACACCACTGCCAAAGGAACTAATCACACAAGTTGCTCCTGCGAATCAAGTAATGATGAATGCAGCTAGCTTGCCATTTGAGGGACCACCAATGACCAAAGCGGTATCATGGGCACAGCAACACGCTGCAACACTGGTCACCCGGATGGATACTGAAACAAAGAAGCAATTGGCGCAGGTCATCAGTGACGGTATCGCCAACAAGCGCGGCCCCGGTGGCCTGACTACCGATATCAAGCGCTCACTCGGTTGGATGGGCAGGGGCAAGCCGTCTGCAATCAAGGGACTCACGCAGCAGGGCAGGGCAATGATGATTGCCAGGACTGAAACAGCCGCGGCGCTGACACAGGGTAGCCTTGACGCAATGAATGACATGGGTGTGACAGGCAAAGAGGTCGTGACGAATGACCCGTGCGAGATATGCCAGGGCAATGCAGCGGTGGGTGTGATACCTGTTGACCAAGCATTCCCGAGTGGTGAAATGGGGCCACCGTTCCATCCTAACTGCGAGTGTGCGCTTGCCCCGGTGATGATGGAGAGGAAATGATAAACACTGACGCAGACAACCGACTTGTTGCGGAATTGGCGCAGGTGCAGTGGCCTATCAGATACGGTACAATAACGGTACAGATACGCGACGGTAAATTGACGATGGTGAAAGTCGAGAGGACAATAAAGGCTGACTAGGAGGCACATGCTGACAGTTGAAGAAGTAACGCGAGTCGCATATATTTCAGTTGCGTGCGACTGTAATACAGACTTTGAGGCTCCTACATTCGCCGTAGCTGTTATGGGTGACATACTGTATCAACACGGCGGCAAGCTGCATAGACTGAGCATGAAATTCACTTTACCATCTGCTGTCGACGTGCATTCCGTAGATGCAGAATGCAAGTGTCGTGAAGCTATCGACTGGAAACGCTTCACTGAATGGGTGAACAGACACGACGATATTCAAGAGTCAGACACAATGGAACCAGACGAGTGGAGCCACCGCCACGCAAAGAACAAGGAAATGCGTGAGGGTAGAAATGGTTGCTATAACACCATCACCAATAAGGTAGAGGATTATAGCCATGTCGTGCTGGTGTAGCGAAGTGATATGCAACAGACAAAGTAACTGACACACAACAAGGCTGACGGAAGAACCGCAGGCTCATTGAGTTTGCGGTTTTTTTGTTGTGTCACAGGGAGGGTAGATGCCAAAGAAGCAAATGGTCAAGGAAGCGGTGCATCCACACGGAGAACATATCTGTGTATGCCCGAAGGATGATGCTGAAGTAACCGTCGCTGCCAATGTGAAGTGCAGCACGCAGCTATGCCCGGAATGCGGTATGCAGATGAGGGCACAGGATATCGGAGAAGGAAAGACCAAGGAGGCAACAAACATGCCTGATATGAGCGATGACAACAAGCGCCAGATGTTGCAGACGGCGCTGAGTAATTCCTACATTGCACCACAGCCTGACCCCGTGCCGCATGACATCTGGATTGAAGACGTATTTGAGACTGAGATTATCTACCGGGTGAATGACGAACTCTACAAGGCGTCGTACACATTGGATGAGGGCGGCACAGCAACCTTTGGCAATCCCGAAAAGGTTGTCAGGCGCACGGTATATGAGACTGTTGAATCCCTGCGCTCGGCATATCAGGAGTTCATCCAAGAGGCCGGCAAGCGGAACGCAAGCCGGGATGCCAAGCTCATCAAGGAAATCAAGGTCTTAGTTGAAAAGCTCCTGTCATCTGAGGAGCCGGACGAAGACAAGGTCAACGAGGCCATCACCCGCGTCAACGACGCGATGGTAGAGGTCAAGAAAGAGTCAATCACCCGCACTGAAGAAGGCGCCGCATATCCAGCCTCCGCATTTGCTTACACACCAGAAACAGACAAACCAGGAGGCTGGAAACTGCGGATGTGGGAAGACATCGACCAGAAGGCAACCAAGAGACAACTCGGCACGCTGGCCGCTGCACTATCACCCGGCGGATTAAAGGGCCAGAAGGCCGTTATCCCTGCTGAGGCACTATCCGGTGTCAAGCGAAGGATACGCGCCGCCTATAGGGCCCTTGAAATATCTGAGGACGATATACCGAAGTGGGTTAAGGAAGCCACGACACGAGAATCCATCCGCAACGTCGAGTCACTGAGCGAAGCGAAGGTGGACAAGGGCAGGGCCCACGTCGTTGTTATCAAGGCGGGATTCAATGTCAGCAAAGAACGGTACTACCCGGCTGACATGCTGGCGCGCGACTACAAGATATTCGAGGGCGCCAAGATGTTTGCTGACCACCCATCAGAGAGTGAGGAACACGACAGGCCCGAGCGGTCTATTCGTGATTGGGTGGCAACACTGAAGGACGTTACATGCGATGAATCCGGGACCGTGACCGGTGTTGCAGAAATCATTAGCCCCTGGCTCATGGAGACGCTGTCCAGCCTGCGCGACAAGACGATGCTATCAGAAATGGGCATCAGTATAGACGCGGTTGGCAACGCTTCTAAAACGAAGGTGGACGGCGTGCCGACGCTCGTCGTTGAAACCCTAGTGCGTGCCAGGTCCGTTGATTTCGTGACATCACCCGGGGCTGGCGGAATCGTGACCCTATATGAAGCCGACCGCAGCCAAGACGTAGATTTGGTTGAATTGGCTGGACTCAGAGAACGACGCCCGGACCTGATAGCAGCTATTGAGTCTGATGTCAGGGCTGAGGTACACAAGGAGGTCAAACACATCATGGAAATCGAGGAACAGGTCAAAGAGAAGGACGCGGAGATTGCCGCGCTCACAACCGAGCGTGACGGTCTATTGACGCAGGCGCAGGAGGCTGTGAAACAGGCGAAGATTGCCGAAACCAAAGCTACCGTTGAGGCTGCTATTGGGGAGACTGATTTACCTGAAGCTGCCAAGAAGCGCTTGGTGTCCCACTACGCTGAGGCGGACAGTGCCGATGGGCTAGAGGATGCCATCAAGGCTGAAAAGAGCTACATCGACGAGATTCGCCAGTCCGGCAAGCCGAAGGGTGTTGGAGAATCCAATGTTGTCACCGAGGACGGCAGGGCCAAGCTCCGCGAGGCATTCAAGGATGCTAACCCTGAATGGTCTGATGCAACGCTGGACGCCGCCGTCAGCAAGCGGTAATTGTTTATTGAGGAGGTAACGAAAATGCCATACGGAGTTTATACGGCTGGAACTGCTGGAGATGAAGTCTCTAGCACCTATGAAGGACGTCACCTGACGTTCACTGAGAGCCAGATTACCCATCCCACCCACACAGACGGATTCGTCGACAAGGGCGACGCTGTCCTGGTTGGCGAGAACATTGTTGGAGTCTCGTTTAAGAGCGCGGCTGCTGCAACCGACTTGGTGGCCATCGACACAGAGGGTATCTGGCAGTTGTCAGTTGTGGCGGAGGATGACGATGGGAATGTGGCCGTCTCTGTTGGTGATGAGATATTCATCAACAAGACTACCTGCATCCTGAGCAAGATTGCGAACAAGGCAAGTCATCAGTTCTTTGGTTATGCCTTGTATGCCATCACGTCAGGAGATACCGATGTCATCCCTGTCAAGGTTCATTTTGACCCTGACGACGCTACTGAGATTGTCGGTACGTCTGCTGCACCGGAATCAAGCGCAACACAGGACAAGTTCCGTGAGTACCGCTACCGCACGACCGCCACCAGTGGCGACGTTCGCGGCCAGTACATGGTGCTCGGTCTCAATGGCGCAGGAGTAGCTGGTGAGGCTGGACGCTTCCGCACCATCGTTGAGGCAGTCGGCGTGGCTAACGCTCACGGTTGCCATGACGGACTTGAGTTCGACACTGACGGCACCTGCCTTGGCTTGGCTGTTGGACACAGGGCCACACTGATGGCGCCTGACAGGAATGTCTTGGCCTCTGTCTCTGGCGGAATGTCAGAGCTTTGGGCTGATGGCGCAAGCACCGATTTCGGCACTGCTACCGAGCACTCCATTCACAGGTTCGTGATGGACGGAGACGGCACCGGCAAGGCAACTGCTGATAACGTATTTGCGTTCGTCGGTCTGAGTGCCGTCCAGTACGCGGCCAACACCGACACCCCGGCGTATGCGTTGCGGTGCCTCATCAACGGGAATATCCGTTACATCATGGTTTCAGAAGCGCAGGCGTAGTTGAGAGGAGGTGAGTTTTGGACTATTACGCGAAGATTGAGGAACGAAAGGCAAAGCACTTTTCCAATGTCGGCGGCCTGTCATACGAACGCTATCAGTTGGCCACCAGGGTAGAGTCTAATCAAAGACGCATCACTGAGATTGACCGGGTGATAGCAGGCGAGGAACGGGTTATAGCCGAATGTGAAACAGCGCAGAAGGAGTTCGATTCGTACCTCGCTATAGAAAAGGGCGCTCTGACTATGGGCGATATTCAGAAAGGCGTCGCAGATGCTGCACAGCCTGAATCTTAGATTGTGCAGTGCAAGAGGAGGATAGAACAATGACTGATTTTGTACAGCTGATGGAAGCTGAGAAGGGGTGGAGCCCTGTTGGTGATATCCCGCGTAGTGCAGGCTATGATGCTGCACTCGCAGAGGCTGTCAAGCTGATTAACAACACTGATGGGATGCCCGAGTATCGCAGGGTGTTTATGATTCAGGAAGCAATGACAACCTCAGACTTCCCATACCTGTTCGGTGATGTGCTTGACCGGCAGTTGCTGGCCTCATACAAGGGTGTTGACCCTGTGTGGAAAGCGTTTACGCGCATGTCCACAAATAAGGACTTCAAGGCATCGTACCGCTTCGCCATCACTGGTGGCGATCAGTATCTGGCAAGGGTTGGAGAGAAGGGTGAATACCTTGCATCCGGCAGGGGTGAAGCGAAGTACGAAATGACTGTCCTGAAATACGGACGGCAGTTCGATATCTCGTGGGAATCCCTTATCAATGATGACCTTGGCGCACTGAAGGACACCCCTGCACGGTTTGCCCGTGCTGCTGTTCGCACCGAGCATCGCCTTGTGACCGGTCAGTATGCCCGGAATGCACTGTTTAGTGCAGGAACCGGCAATGCTGCGAACATTGAACTGACCATCGCAAACCTTGAGACTGGCGTAGAGACGTTCCAGTCATACCTGGATGCAGCAGGAGAGCCGATTATGGCCCGCGCCAAATACCTTGTGGTCCCTCCGTGTCTTGAATTCACTGCCCGCCAGATACTCTCGTCTGCAACAAAGATGTGGACTGACGACGCTGGTGGTGTTGCGACGGCATGGCCTACTGCCAACGTGATTAGCCAGACAGGTCTACAGTTGATTGTTGACCCGTATCTTGGCGTCTACGGTGGCGCTGACATCCTGACACAGTGGTATCTGTTCCCAGACCCCAACGACATTGCAATGTTCGAGTTCGCACATCTCTCAGGCCATGAGCGCCCCGAGATTTGTATGAAGGCGAGCGACAAGGTGTCTGTTGGTGGTGGTGCAGTCGGTCCTTTCAGTGGTGACTTCGCTACTGACAACGTGTTCTACCGCGTGCGCATGTGCGCCGGTGTCTGCACGTTGGATTGGCGCGGTGGCTTCATGGGAGGTTCGACCCTGGCATAACGACAAGCCTGACCTATGGGGGCGGACGGATTCGTCATGCCCCCGGTGGTCAGGAGAGAGGAGGAAGATATGGCAAACTCAGTGATTGATTTCCCTTGGAAGTATTCCCACGTCACGGCAGATGCGCAGGTGAGCGCGGGCCCGTGTGGACTGCACAGTATCGTTGTGAATGGCCTGACGGCTGCAGGTGATTGCACCGTGTTCGATAATACCGTCACAGGCGGCGCCGCGATAGCAGTCCTGCATCTGGACTTGACCACCTCGATATCAGTGCAGCCAATCACCTTCACCTTTGACGTGCAGTGCAAGACTGGGCTGTATCTTGAATTTGACCAATCGCTGGCGGCTGACCTGACAGTGAGCTATAGGTGAGACATGCCAGAATATAAAGACAGTCAACCCATCAGGGACAAGGTCAGCATGGTCCTGCGCGGGCCTGACGGCAAGGTGAAGGAAACGCGTGAGATTGACGCACAGAAGGAAATAGACGTACAGGAGGCAGACGATGATAATAGCGACTGACCAGAAATTCAAGAGTTCACAGGGCATCAAGGGACGCGCTCACATTGAACTACGTGGGCCGGATGGTGAAATCAAGGAAGTCCGCGACATTGCGAACACCATTACTGAGCTCATGGACGCTCAGGTTGCAGACCAGATGTCAGACCAGACCGATGCGGCGATCGGCTTTATGTCGGTCGGTACAGGAACGGGGCAGACATCTGCATCGGTAGGGCTGGCCACCTTGACAGACAGGAACGCGCTTGATTCCACTACGCAGGGCGCTGCAGCCGCTGACAACGACGTTGTCTATGTTGCCACATGGGCTGCTGGCGATGCGACGGCTGCACTCACTGAGGCCGGAATCATGCGACTCGATGACGATGCCTCGATGATGACCTATTCAAGTTTCGCAGTCATCAACAAGGGCGCTGCTGATTCACTCGTCATCACCTGGACAGCCACTTTCGGTGCAAGCTAGGAGGATTAAATGGCAGCAGCAGGTGAGGTATTCATAGCGTATTCAAATGACCTGGCGGATGATGGTGTGCTAGATGTGCAGCCTGCTGCCGGAGGCGAGGCTGTCATCCACAACATATGGGGTGGTGGTGTTGGTGAGGTCTACTACCATAGCGGGGCCAACACGGTAAAGATTATGGACCTCGCAGCAGCAGGGACGTTGCAATGGTTGGCGCTCCATGTGACGAATTCAATCTACATCACGATTAAGAACGTCAATGGGGATGCGCAGGACTTCGGTTATGACGGGGTCTACACAAAGGCGACCACATAGGAAGTGTAAATGGCAAGGAAAACTCCTTGGATACGACCGGATGAAGTAGGCATTGCCGACGATGCCATTCTGTCTGTTGACGACGCGGCGGCGGCTGACGACGAGTTTGCTCGCTTCACCGCGGACGGCATTGAGGGGTTGAATGTAGCTGACACACTATCTGCGCTCAGCGTAACGTCGGGCGCAGATGTGACGGCTGATAATGCCCCGAAGGCTCACGCGGCATCGCACTTGCCTGCTGGCGGAGACCCGCTGACAACGGCGGCGGCTGCTGAAATCTCTACGGTAGTAGCGGCTGGTGCAGGCGCGGCAGAGTCGTTCGCCAAGTCAGACCACGTACATGCAATCAATCACGCCATCACTGACAACCACCTCGCAACCGTGGACGGAACGACTAACGTTCCGGTCAACGGAGACTATGCGAAATTCACAGCTCTCGGCCTAGAAGGAAAGGACAAGGCTGGCATGTTGTCAGACCTGAATGTTGCGGATGGAGCCGACGTCACAGGGTCAAATGCACCACAAGCACACAAGGATACACATGACCCTAACGATGGTGGCGATGCGCTAGACACGGCGAACGCTGCGGAGGTTTCCGCTGTTGTTGCCGCTGGAACAGGCACGTCTCACTCCCTTGCGAGGGCTGACCACGTACACGCAATTGCTCACGCAATCAGTGACAACCACCTAGTCACCATTGACTCTGCCAGCGTTGCCGATGATGAGTATGCGCGGTTCACAGCAAGCGGTTTGGAAAGCCGGACTGCACAGGAAGTGTTGACTGACCTCCTCGGACAGACGCTGCTTGAGAATGAATCAATCAAGCTGGACGCTGTCCTTTCAGCGGATGGGAAATACACTGGAATCACGAGGGTTGGCACTGCTGGCGCAATACTGGCCTTCGGTGACGTTGCTTACTACGCGGTAGCTGATGGCAAGTGGGAACTGGCCGACGCAGACGCAGCCTCTACAGGCTCCGGTGCAATCGGCATTTGTGTGCTGGCAGCAGCAGAAGACGCTGCAACGAACATTCTACTGATAGGGCTTGTCCGTGCTGCGACGTTTCCCGCATTGACGGCAGGCGCTCCCGTGTTCTTGTCCTGTACTGCTGGCGATTTAGCGTCAGCGGTTCCGGCGAAAGCAACAGGCGATATTGTCAGATGTCTAGGCCAAGCATGGACGGCAGAAGATTTGTGGTTCTCACCGAGTGCTGACTGGTACGAGTACGCATAATGGCATACGGAAAGGTAGACCCGAGTGGGTGTTGCGAGCGCAACGGCAGCATGCAGGTCAAGCTCGGCCTGTACCTGTCACCTGACGACCCGCGATATTGGGACGCTAAGAAGTTCGAGCATACCGACTGGAACTGCAAAGAAGCGCTGGCAGGCTTTCAGGGCAAGGCCATCATTGACCCCATAACTGGCGAGTCTGTCCCTGTTGATTGGGAAGAATATGCCGCATGGGTAGCCTCTCTACCTCGTACATGGTTGAAAGAACGTCAGTTCCATTCCCACTTCATTTACCTGAACCCCTACACCATGCGCGATGGAGACATCGAGGCTGCTATCGCTTGGCACATGCCTAACTTCTTCAAGGCGTACAACGACGGGTGGGACGCGTCACCTGGAGGTATGCGCCACGGTTGGGACGTGGCTTGCAGGATACGACCCGAGCGAATCAACCAGACACGACCAGAACAATATGCGGAGTGGAAGGCTGAGACACTGTCCAAGGCCTCCATCCTCCGTACCTTGAACATCGCCATTGCACCACCTGTGATTGATGGTAGGGAGTTCCCCTCGACGGATATTGACGTGGGGAGTGCAGCAATAAACAGGGGTTTTTTAAGAGTTCTGGGCACAGGCAATCAT